AGTTCATGATCCACAACGCCTGGACGATCGCGATCGGCAACAAAGCCGAGATGTCGAAAACCGGAGAGCTGCTGACCAAGATCGACGCAGGACTCGCCGGCGACTACACCCGCCGCTCCGGTCAGAGCGCAGAGCAGGTTGTGCAGTGGATGGACGAAGAGACCTGGTTCACCGCTGATGAGGCGGTGCAGCACGGCTTCGCTGACCGCGTGGTGGAGGTGGTGGGCAAGAAGGGCGCCAGCAACAGCTGGGATCTCTCGGCCTACAACAACGCCCCGGCCGCGCTCGGGAAGCCCAAGAACACTGCGAGCGATGACGATGCCGCCATCGCCGCCCATCGAACCGGGCTTGATCGGCGCCTTGCGCTGCTCGAGCGCGCGCCTGCGTAAGCGACTCCCGCCCGCAGTTCATCAGCCGCCGCAAGGCGGTTTTTTTTCGCCCAAAGGAAACTGACACATGCCCCTTAACATTCAGGCCGAGCGGGAGCGCCGCACCGCGCTGGCAAAGGAAACCCGCAACCTGCTGGACACCAGCACCGGTGACGGCAACACCTGGACCGCCGAGAACCAGGCCAAATACGACACCAACATCGCCGAAATCGAGCGTATCGACGCGTCCATCGAGCGCCACCAGAAGGTCATGGACCTGACCGCAGATAACCACCTGCGCGATGCCGGCGTGCGCGAGCACGACGCGCCGAGCAACAGCGAGCGTCCGCAGGACCGCAAGCTCTTCGACAAGTGGGCTCGTGGTGGCGACAAGGCCCTGAGCGCGGAAGACTGGACCCAGGTCAATGCCGCGATGAGCGGCAACCCGAATGTGAACCCGGAACAGGGCGGCTATACCGTCCCGACCACGCTCGCAGCGCAGATCCTCGAAGCCCTGAAGGACTTCGGCGGCATGCGCCGTGTCGCGGATGTCTTCAGCACCGCCGGCGGTGAGCCGATGCAGTACCCCACCAGTGACGGCACCTCGGAAGAGGGTGAGGTCGTGGCGGAGAACCAGTCGGCGACCGACGACGACGTCGAGTTCGGCACCAAGGGGCTGGGCGTCCACAAGTACAGCTCCAAGGTCGTCACGGTGCCCTGGGAGCTGTTGCAGGACACGACCTCGGACATCGAGGGCTTCATTACCCGCCGCCTGCAGACCCGGCTGGGCCGCGTCACCAACCGCCACTACACCGTGGGCACCGGCGTCGGCCAGCCGATGGGTCTCATCACCGCCGCCAGCAACGGCAAGATCGGCGCGGCTTCGGCCGTCCCGCTCATCCTGTACGACGACCTGATCGACCTCGAGCACAGCATCGATCCCGCATACCGCGCCAACGGTAAGTGGATGTTCCACGACGACATGCTGAAGATGGTCCGCAAGGTCAAGGACGAAAGCGGCCGCCCGATCTTCGTGCCGGGCTACGAACAGGGCAACCCGGGCGGTGCTCCGGATCGTCTGCTGAACCGTGATATCGAGATCAACCAGCACATGGCTAGCCCGGCAGCTGGTGCCAAGTCGATCGTCTTCGGTGACTTCAGCTACTACAAGATCCGCGATGTGATGGCGGTGACGCTGTTCCGCTTCAACGATTCGGCCTACATCAAGAAGGGGCAGGTGGGCTTCCTTGCCTGGATGCGGACCGGCGGCAACTTGATCGACGTGGGCGGCGCGGTCAAGACCTTCCAGCACGGCGCCGCGGCGTAAGCCGGCACCCTTGAATGGCCGGGCGGTCTGCTGACCGCCTGGCCTGTACCAGGAGCAGGACCATGGCAAAACAGAAACCCCAAGCCCCGCCGGCCAGTGAAGCTGCGGTGGGTGAGGATCCAGCCGCAGTCGCGTCTGTCGCTGAAGTGCCCAGTGCGGGTGGCGTTGCTGTCGCCCCCACGTCCGGTGGCGACCCCATCGGAGGGCCCGACGACGTCGCCGCCCAGTCAACTACGGAGGGCGGCGCCACCGGGGCGGCCGACGAACCCGGTCAGCAACAGCCCCGCGATGAACAGTCCCCACCGGCGCAGACGACCCTGCCGGGCGCGAAGGTGCGCGCCTTGGTGCTGAGCGACAACGCTTTCGGGCGTTGCGGCGAGGTCCGGGAGTTCGAAGCCGCACATGCCGCCGCGATCGAGGCGGGCGGCTTCATCGACACCCATCCCAATGCCGTAGCTTCCGCTGAAGGGGATTGATCCATGCTGCGTACGCGAACCCCAGCCACTGAAGAGCCGGTGAGCTTGGAGGAAGCGAAAGCGCACCTGGCTGTGATCCACGCCGCCGACGACACTCTCATCGGTGCCCTCATCGTGGCCGCCCGCGAGGTGGTTGAGCGCGCGACAGCCTACGCGCTAGTGGCGGCCAGCTACGAATGGAGCCCCGTGGGCGAGCGACGCGCGCCTCTTCCCATCGAGCCGGGCAGTGTCACCAGTGCTCCCGGTGAGTACCCCGTGCTGTTCGATACGGTGCCCGGGCCGGTGCCGGCGCCACTACGGGCGGCGATTCTGCTGCTGGTCGGCGACCTCTACGCGAACCGTGAAGCGGGCATCACCGGCACCATCCACGTGGAGAACCCAACCGTGGACCGGTTGATGTTCCCCTACCGTCGGGTGTTCCCATGAGGCGGGCGGGAAAGTACCGGCATCGCGTCACGCTGCAGGCCTTCACCCTGGTGCGTGACCAGCTCGGTGGAGACAGGAAGGCCTGGACGGACTGGCACAAGGACGTGCCAGCGGAGGTCGTGCCGCTGTCGGGGCGCGAGTTCACCGCGGCAAGTGCTGAACATGGTCAGGTGACGGCACGCATGGAGATCCCGTATCTGCCGGGTGTCCTCAACACCATGCGGGTGATGTTCGACGGCCAGGTGTACGCAGTTCGCGCGGTGCTGCCGGATCCGACTGCACGCAGCCACATCAACCTCATGGTGGATGCGGGGGTGTCGGATGGCTGAGGAACTACAGCTTCATGGCCTGAAGGGCTTGTTGACTACCCTGCGCGGCTTGCCGGACGAGGTCCGCGGCAAGCCACTACGCACCGGCATGCGCAAGGGCGGCAACATCATCCGTGATGAGGCGCGCATCCGCGTCGTTAAGCACTCCGGCTTCCTTGCCAGCGAGATCGTGGTTCGCAGGGCCAACGCGAGAAACCGGCGCCGAGCAGGCGTAGGCAAGGATGGGGAATACTTCACCGTCGGTGTCCGGGTCGGCCGAAAGGCCAAGTACTCGAACACGAAGCGCAACCAGCGCCTGCGCCGCGTCGGCAAGGTCTATGAGACTACGGGATGGGCACACTACTGGCGGCACGTCGAATTCGGGACCAAGAAAATGGCGGCAAAGCCGTTCCTGACGCCTTCGGCTGAGGCTCGCGGGCCGCAAGCTGCCCAAGCGATCATCAATCAAACGTGGATCGCGATCACTCGCGCGCTGAAACGACAAGGCTGGGTGCTGTGATGGTTCCGCTGATCCAATCCATCTTGCAGGCCAGCGGCCCTGTGCGCGCGCTGTTGGGCGACCCGATTCGCATGTGGCCCGGCGTGGCGCCCGAGGGCGCGGCGCTGCCCTACGCGACGTGGGGCGTCGTGGGCGGGTCACCGCTGGCGCAGCTATCCGATCCTCCGCCGGCGGATGGCTGGCGCGTTCGCCTCACCGTATGGGGCGACGGCGCGGCTCAGGCCAACGCTGCTGCGGTCGCCATTCGCGACGAGGTGGAGCGTCACGGCAGCATCGAATCCTACAACCCCACCCCCGATGACGACGACACCGGCGCTTTTGGCATCTGCTTCGACATCAGAATCGTCGCTATCCGCTAACGATTCACTGGAATGTGAGATGTGACGATAGGTACGAACGTGACACCGGTCATCACATTAACCACGATCCCCACGACCTTTTCAGTAGTACCCAAGCTGCTATTCAGAGTCACGTCGCCAGCCCAGTACGCAATGGCAATTGCCATCAAGCCAAGAAGGCCCGCCATTAGAAGATAGAGCCAATCTCCTCGGAAGTAGTTCCGTATGCCCCTCAAGAGCGCGCCATCTTTTTTTTCAAAATAGGCACAAAGTGGGATTCCAGGAACAACCGCTGCGATAAAGCCAGCAGCTATCGAGATGGCCAGTCCTGTAAGGAATGTCCCATCCGGTGCGAGCGACCCTTTGTTGAATAGGTAGCCAAGTGAAATCAGCGCAGCGAAGAAGAGAGCTGCCGCTATCGCTCCTTGGATGCTGCTTGCATCGCGGGATGACTTAGTTGGATTGGTGTTTGCAGGTTTGTTCGTTTTTCGATCCATCGTTCACGTCCTCACTATTCCATATGTCTGGTTACTGCCAATCGGCCGGCCAGGCGATTTCTTTAGCCCTATCTGGGCACCATCCGGAGGTAAAGCCAATATGGGCGTTTTGAAGTCCAAGCATTCCCAGCTGTTCATCGCGATCGCCGCGGCCGAAGTAATCAAGGTGACCCGTCTGCGCTCGGTCGGCTTCCCCGACGGCCAGGCGTCGGAGATCGATATCTCCGACTTCGACGACGACTGGGATCAGTTCGTCGCCGGCCGTAAGGCCACTGGTAGCACCACCATCGAGATCAACTACGACCCGGTCGACCACGAGAAGATCGAGGCGCTGCATGAGACCGGCGCCGTGGTGGACTTCCTGGTTGCCGCCCCGCTGAGCGAAACGGCCGGTGTGCCCAAGCCGGTCGCCGTGGCCGGAAAGATCACGCCGCCGACCACGGTGGTATCCAAGCAGTTCCAGGGCTTCGTCCAGAACTTCGCAGTGAACGTGGCCGACAACGACATCTGGAAGGGAACCATCACGATCCGCGGGACCGGCCCCGTCAAGACCAATCGGCCCAACGGAAACCCCTGACCTAGATAAACGGCGCCCTCTCTTTCGGCCCGCTTCGGCGGGCCTTCTCTTTGGCCGGGCGCGCGGGAACCCCCGCGTGTTAGCTGTGCGCGGCCTGCGCGCCCTGCCACCATTTCAGGAAACGGCCCATGAGCAAGACCAAC